TTCATCTTCTTGAATAGTTTATCATAGGACTTCTCAAGAACTTTCTCAAAGTGTTCTTCACAGATTTTACTTAATGTCTTGACAGTATCTTTGGGGTTTAGTTTGTCCACCAAAGGACCAAAGTTAATGTATAGCGAGTCAGTATCGATAGCGATAACATAGTCCTGACCTAGCGTGTCCATGAGTTTATTCATTTCATCGTTGATAGCATTCTCTGCCCAACGAATAGACAACTGACCTGATAGTGTAATGCCTTCTGCAATACGCATATCAAAGTAACGAAAGTATTGATTACCTAACGCACCATACAAAGAGTTTAGCAAGATCTTAATAGCCATTTGTCTATTCTCTAGCTGATTGATCTCACGTTCTAATTCAACAGTCTTATTCTTTTCGTATGCCTGTTGAGCAAGTAGCATAGACTTCTTGATAACACTACGCTCTTCATAGTAGTTCTCAATAATCTTTGGAAGGATGCCTTGGAACTCTTTTGTATATGCTGAACCATTTGCAGCAACAGACACACCTTTAGTATCACAATCCTTTTCAAGATAGTAGTCAACACCATGTGGAAAAGTCTTACCGCCTATCAGCGTCTCAGGTGACATGTTATATTGTACAATCAAGTTAGGATACAGACTGTTCAAGTCAAACGATACTACCCAATCATGAGCACCAACATAGGGATCTTTGACGTATCCCCCGGGGTACGAAGATTTCATTTTCTGTCTGTTTGGTGGAACAATAATACCCTTGGCATTTAGTTCACGATAAATGATAGAATCCCATATAGCAGTAGTTCCAAAGGTATCGCCGTAGTTCACCCCACCACGATATGCCATAGTCACAGCAAGAGTGATTAGACCCATCTTTTCTTCTAGTCGCTCAATAAGTTCTACGTCACGAATGTTATAGTCAATAAACTTCTGATGATCTTCTTTGTACAACGTGTACAGGTTGCCATGTTCTTCATAGGATAGCTTTCGCTCACCTAACACCACATAGGCAATATGATCTAACTTATAAGACTCTTGTGCTCCATACGAGTATCCAAACTTCTGAAACAGATCGTAGTAGTCAAGTTGCTGAACGCCAGTAATCTCAAAGGCATCCATACGTTTACCCTTGATGTGTAACTCACGCTGAGAGACTAACCCCCATGGAGATAGCCGCTTGACCGCTTCCTCAGATCCAATACGCTTGATGCGATTAACAAGATATGGAATATCAAATAGTCTTACGTTCCAACCTGTGATCACATCAGGACAGTTACTAGTCCACCATTCTACAAACTTGGCAAGTAGTTCGGTTTCGCTATTACATTGACGATACTGCACAATAAGATCGTCTTTGTATACATTCTCTGCATCATACTCATCAAGACCCCACACATGATACACCTCACTTAGGCTTGACTTGAGTGCTATAGATATGACAGGATGTGCTGCGTCTTCAGGAAAAGGGAAGCCCTCATCAGAAGCAACCTCAATATCAATATTACACACATCAACCTTGCTTCGATCAAACTTTATCTCTGAAGGAAACTTATCTGTGATAAACTGCTGTACGAAGTTCTGATTTCCGTACACGTCTAGGTTATCCACATCTTTATATCTTTGTAGAAAGTCTTTTGTTTCAGACATAGAAGTGAAGTTAATCTCTTCAAGCTGAACACCGTCCATTGCTGTATGTTTAGCAGTGCTCTTCTTAGACGGTAAATACAGTTTTGGTTCGAACTTATACTTGGCCTCTATTCTTTTGCCGTAGTTATTCACTCCACGATACAGGATAGAGTTACCGTATCGATTAACGCTAGTATAAAAGTTCATATATCCTCCAAACTTACACTTAGCTATTATATTACATTTTGTCTAGAAAGTCAAATAATTAGTTAAACAAAAAACTTATTTTGTATTTCTCGACCCAACCATTTTTTCTTTTACTTGAAAAGAAGTCGCTGTGAAAGTCATTAATGCACTGGTCACTAAAATATTTACGTGTTGCCTGTGTTTTAAATGTTTGCTGTAAATGATTTCGTTTTTCTTTAAATGTGTCATCATCTATTTCAACATATATGTTTGGTGTCCATGTATGATCGATACTAGGTGTCATATATTCAATCAATGAAACTTTACAGGTTCTTGTAACAGCCTTAGATGCACTATTGACTAATCTGTGTTCAAAATGAAAGTCTAAGCTAGGCGGTGTAAAAATTGCATCATATTGAGAAACGTCTACTGCGTTCTCAATAAAGTTTACCATTGCATCTTCATTGAAATCTTTTATGTGACCGCCCAAGTGTTTTTCACTGACAATTGCGTTATCATATAATGCCCAATACGCTTTGAATTCGTCTGTTCTAACATCATTAGCTAAGTCAAAATCCCCACCTTGCGATAATGTTATGATATCAAATTTTGTAGATTGGTGAGATGCGATAGTACCACCCATGCTATATTCAACGTCATCAGGATGCGGAGATAGACAGAGAACTTTATCTAGATTTAATAGTCTTTTCATATTCACTTCCCAATGATTTAAATGGTTTACCAGTATATATCTTTATCCCATTACGCCTTAAAAAGTCACGTAAATCTTCGACAATATCATCAACCTTTCCATTAATTCTTTTATTATCACATTCGAAAATTGTAGTGTCGTTTAATTCTATATTACATCCAATAATATCATAATTCTTTATTGAATGATAGCCTTTGTGTGGTAACAATATCTCATTCCAATAAGTAAACAGCCGCTTAATATTATCATGTTTATCTTTTTCTGTCACTTTACGTGGGAAAATGTTTTCTTTAATTGGTTTACAAGGATCTCCTGCAGCTAGACAACCTTCAGGCAGATCACGATGAACAACTGAGTTAGTGCTAACAATAACATGATTTCCAATATTAACATTGGGTAAGACTACAGAACGAGCAGGAAGCCACACATCATGACCTATAGTAACACTCGCAAACTGTGCAGGATACCCTTGCATAGCATCTAACCATCCACCATGCGTCCAAATTATACATTCAGTACCTATACCACAATTATCGCCTATAGTAATCGACTCTGATGGATTTAAAATAGTATCTTCAAATATTCCTACATTGTTTCCAATTTTTACAATGCTGTTAGGACCATTACATCCACCTCTACCGACCTCTAAACGTGGTGCGAAAAAATAATCCCCTGCATAAAATTCTTTACATTCTATAACACTATTGGGTCCAATATAACAATTACTACCAATGCTAAACACATCACATTTTATTTTAGCACTAGGATCTATTGTACTATTTTCACCGACACTAAATTTATTAGTCAAAATACTCATTTCAATTTCTTTCAAACTTAGACTCAGCTATTATAATATAGTTTATCTAGAAAGTCAACAGCCTTTGGATGCATTTGTCTATTACATTCTTTGCATGGAGATCTTTCTCTTTTTCCTTTTAGTAAATCTTTTTGAAATGATTTCAAAATGTCGTTATCAGACAAGTATTCTTTTATTGTTTGTGTATGAACATTCTCTAACACAGTTGGATTAATCCACTCATTACAACACAGATTGTAATCACCATTATAGTTTATGTACACAACGTAAAAAGGCTTTTCACAAAACAGTCCATACTTAGGGTGTCTAGGATTAGATTGTGTTAGTTCATTTTCGATTGCTCTAGCTCTATTATGATATACATTTTTTGCACTAGTACGTTTGTCTACAATATGAAAATCATATTTATCTATAGCTTCTTGTGGTGTCAGTTTAGACTCATCATAAATGCTATAGTCCACTTTGTGTAGTTCATTTATTTTATCAAGGTATTTGTCTACTCTATTTCCATTAGTAGAAAGCTTTACCTTAAAGGTAGAAAGCCTGTCAAGTATATCGGAAAAGTTTGGATGTAGTGTTGGTTCACCCCTTCCTGATATATGAAAGGTAACACTTTGCATTTCTTTTGCATGTTCTATAATAACATCTAAAGTGTCTAAAGACATATTCAGATTTGAGTTTGGATAACCAGAACTCCTTGGACAAAAAGCACATTTCATGTCACAAAGTTCTGTTATATTTAATTCAATAATGATTATAGATTTTTCCCATCAATAGTATGAGTTCCCGAATTATGTAACGCCCATCTAAAGCTATCCCACATGTCCCAGCCTTCTAATCTAAGTTTTGCATACCATTGTTTAAATCTTTTATGTCTTTTATATATTTCACACACGATTGCCTCTAAGAGCAAAGTACATACAACCCACCCACAGTAATACATGAAGATTGTCATATAATAACACGTCAGTAAAGCTTTCAGGTTCTCCTGTCCAAATTACTCCTGTCATAATACTTGCCATAGTAATACCGGAGAAACGTGTAATAATATCACCAAACTCTTTTAGTTTTTTAATATAGTCTAATATACCACCAAAAATAAGACCGATGGCACCACCTAGCTCACCTAGCACAACGAATGTCCAAACTAATAGTGTTAATTCTACTGGAGAATCATTTACATCAATAGGCCACTTAGAAAGCCCTTGCTGCAAAAATACAACAATAAGAGGTATTCTAAGTAACCAATGAGTCATACAAAACTCTGGGATTTTGTTAACTAGTTTTTTAATCATTATAGTTCAGCCAATAAAGCCTTAAATACTTTTTTTGACTTACCTTTTACTTTGGCTTTTGAGATATCGTTGTCTCCATCCCCTACAACTACAATCGCAATCATACCCATCGTTTTATGTGGTGTGCATTGGTATAGATACACGCCTGGGGTATCAAATGTAATAGAAACTTCTTTACTAAGTTTTGATTTTTTTGGTGCTTTCCATCCATCAGGACCAGCAATAAACTCTACATTGTGACCTTTTTTTGTTGGCACCCAAGTGATAGTATCTCCCACATCAATACGTGCAATGTCTTGGGAATATACCATCTTAGCGCCATCTTCACGTTTGTTTAGCATTTCAATTGTTAAATCTTTAGCAAATACTGAAGTAGCGAATAGTGCCAGCAAACTTGCGGTTATAATACTTTTCATTTTGATTTCCTATCTTTATTTCTTTACATTAAGATTGGACGGATTATATTGTTCGCCATTATAGGCAGGATAGGTATCGTCCTCTACCCCTGAGTTACAGCCTATCACTACTACTAGTAGAAGGATAATTGACCACAGTGTAACTCTCTTAGTCCATATCATAAACTTCTCAAAGGTTCTCTCTGCTTCAGCCTGTGCAGCCGCTCTTACTTCTTCATCTGTCATAGGGATCTTGTTCCATAGTATGAGCGATATATCTCAGATAGTTCATGCTGATCAGTAGATTCCTGTACAACATAATCCTCTTTATCAATCCTGTGACCATCTGCGATAGCCATAGCATCCTCTAAACGTGACGCTATAGCTAATATTTCGCCATCCTTTTTTCTTATTATGTGCATTAGTTTAAACCAAAACAAGGAAGGATATTAAGATTACAATACCGACCATAATCCTCAAGACCTACCATAGCCATAAGCATCAAGACAGGAACAACTGCAATTATAAAGACGATAATCAAAAACATAAAACCTAAGCCTTTTGTAGTGCAATATTCAGTATGCTCACTCATCGTTGCACCAAAGGCTTAGAGTTAATTGTGTCGTGATAATCACCTGACATATAATAGTCACGGTTTGCTTCTTCCTTAATCATATTGCCATCACGCATACGGTAAGTAATAATCTCACGTCTGATTACACCTTCAGTGTCAGCATCAAACGCAGCTTTAAATGGACCCTCATCACTCATTTTCATAAAATCTCCAGCTGTAGTAAATTTCAAATCTTGCATTTCATTATTCATGTTCGCCGCCAAGACCTCTCCCATTATAAAAACCATATGGCTTACGCTTTGCTACTTCAAAGGTAGCCACGGTTATTGCAACTGCGGCTAGTAGTAATGCATGTACCATCATGCTAACTACTCCTGCCCACATGCTACCTGCAATAATACCAAACACAATACACCACATCCAAGCTAATACTTGCATGATCATATGGCGTGTATTTAAATCAGGAATATTCTTTAACGGATTAGTATTATGATCCATTACTACATTCCAACAGTTATGTACCCATTCTCTCATCGATATGACCTTTCTAAAAGTTACCTTTAAAGGATAGTGTGCATCAGCATCGTCACGAAATTCGATAGCATCGTTAACATCATAAAACTTTTCAGAGACTTTGCGATCTTTAAAAAATGCTGTTACCTTGTACATCACTTCTTCTCTGATACAAACTCGTACAGTTTTTCTGCTTGAGATTTGATTTCATCTGGGTTTAAAGCTTTTGGTACATACTGTTTCCAAGCTTCTAGTGCTTGTTCTGTATCTTCTTTATACATTCCTAGCATTTTATTGGCAAGTTCTACTTGCATGTCGTAATGTTTATCTGCGATTTCTTTTGCCATGTTTAATACATCATAGCGGATTTGATATGGATTTGACATTTAAGTCTCCTGTGTTGTGTTGTGTGTGTGTCTAAGAGGGCGATCTCCCGCCCTCTGACTATTAAAGCCTTCTCATTATAAAGATGTATTTATAATACATTTACTTGTCATCATGCATTTCTTGAATATGCATCATACACTTCTTGGCTTCCTCGTGATAACCCATTCTTGCGAGTTCCGCTGCCGCTCTCGAATATCCCACCGTCTGGGTGAAGCGATCTAATGAAGACCACAAACCCGACAAGGGCGAGAAGACATAGTTTGCTACTAAAGCTGTCATTAGACCCATCCTCTTAGATTTTCATTTGAACGTGCAACGTGATAAATCTCGCCACGTGAAAGTCCAATATCTGCTAACTCATAGTCAGTAAGTCGGCCCAGTTCTTTTTCAGTCTCTTTAATAACCTTACGGTTTAGACGATACTGTCTAAATGTACGGAATGCTTCGATTAAAACTTCAACTGCTCTCGTTGAGTAGCTGTGGGCTGCTAGTATTGCTTGTGTCATTTTGTTTCCTCGTTTGACCAATATTGATTTTACGAGGACGCATTTCTTCAGGGATCACATACTGCAAATCTATTGCCAGAATGCCATCCTGAATATCTGCTCCATTTACATTTACATGTTCGGACAGCCTAAAGGTTCGTTTAAATTTCTTTGTCGAAATGCCACGATGGATAAACTCTCTACCTTTAGAGACGTGTTCCCCTGTAACAGTCAAGGTTCTATCTTTAACTTCTACAGTTATCTCATCTTGTGAAAAACCTGCAATAGCAAGTTCAATCAAGTAATCCGACTCAGATGTTCTAATAATATTATGAGGTGGATAATGATCTTGAGCATGTTTCGCTGTGAACTCTAGTTCACTGAACAGATGGTCAAAACCAACAAAAGATGAACGTGGGAATAGTTGTTGTAAGCCTGTCATTGTTATCTCCTTTTGATCAAGCAAGATTATATTACAGCCAGATTATTCTGCACTGCAACATTATTTATAACGTTTAATATAGTATAAGTTATGCTATTTGTCAATACCTAATATGCAAAAAAGTTAAGACCAACCAAAAGAAAATCCAACTCTAGAGCTATCAGGTACTGCACAATGATATACTCCTGTAGGCACGTATACAAAATCACCCTGTACTAGTCTTTTGGAAAATGTAGACTTAGTGGTCATACTCTGTGTACTATCATTATAGTCACAACCATTCTCAAAGATTTTCCAAGGCATAGATCCTTTTATCATCACAAAAAATACTTCCATCCCATCTTTATGAGGTGGAGATGCTAGAGCGTTAGGACTAAACCCCGCATAGCAATGGCAAGATATATCTAAAGTGTTAAGTATCTTTCCTAATTCAACTTTGACATTTCTAACAATAGAGAAATCATTAGTTGCAACATTAGCCCATATCTTATGAGGATCTCTTGCTCTAGTATTGCCATTAAGAAATGATTGATCGAAGTACGGTACTAGATCATCCCAACTAGGAAAAGCATTTCTAGAAAGATCTAACTGTCCATGAAATGCTTTCCTATTTGCTATAGCATCTGCTAGTCCGTCTGGGATCATTGCTATTTATTCCCAATATTATACTTTGGGCAAAGCTCCCAATCATTTTTTTCTTTGAAGGGGATAATCTTAATCAGACGTAAAGGAGCACATTGATATTCAGCATCCTTGTTTGCCCAATCAAGCAACCCCCAATCACTTAGTAATGTAGCGATTGTGTTCCTACGCTCAATGTCTGTTTGTTCTAGATTAGCTTTTTTACCATCAAGCATAAACAATTCTTTAAAGTGTACTATAAAGTACCTACCCTGTTTATGTAAGATATGGCATGATTGAAACAACTTCTTATCTTTACGTGAAGCTACGCCAATACGGGTAAGTGTTTCTCTTATTTTTAAAAAATCATCTGGTTCATTTAAAGTGACTTCAAGCATATCGCTTGGCACCCATTCGACAATGTTATTTTCTTCCACCTTTGCTCACCTTCTTTTTTATTATTATTATTTGATCAGGTGATAAGAGAGGTAGAACTTGCTTGGCTTTGTCTTTACTGTAACCATAGTATTCTTGTACCGCATCAATATCACTTTCACTTTCGGCTTTCATCCATTTCGAAAAACGTTTCCGCTTTCGAACTATATTTATAAGAAAGTGATATTGTAGTTTATTGTCAAGATGATGGTACTGGTTCACCACATTAGCAAGACCAACAGTGTCATTAAAATAAGAAAGAGACCTATTAGTATGAAAAGGGCTATATCCTCGTTCATCTATGTCATCCTTCATTATGTCTTTTTTGTTGTCGTTGATACTTGTTACATAATCAAAAAGTTTAGGCATTATATTCCTTGTTCTATTCCACTGTCTACCCAAGGCCATTCCCTTGAGGTAGCTTCCATAATTAATTTTTCAAGTTCGTCAGGAGTATATTCTCTGGTATTAGGATTAGTATTTATATGCACATCATTCGCATACAACTGAGGTACAGTTCTATGACCCTGTTTTTTAATAAATGCTAAAGCCATTTCATCTTCTTTAATATCTATAGTATAATACGAAATCTTTACTTTGTCTAGCATTTCTTTCATCAAATCACAAAAACCACATTTTGGTTGCGTGTATAAAATAATTTTCATAGCAGTTTTTCCTTTGCGTCTTTCCAGCTAGTATCTTTAAACCTAAAGGACAAATTAACTCTCCACGTATTATCATTATTTTCAACAGTATGAAGGTGATTAGTTCTCATTATACACGGAGAATCCATCACTAGATCTGCTACTTCTTCACACTCAGAAGCTTTATCTTCACTCAACATTCCCACTAAATTGCCATTGACTGTTTTTTCATATACTTTGGTCTTACTGTCATACCACACAGTCCTACCAGATGTACCATTAAATATAGGCACGTTTAATGCCCATTCGTTTATAGTATCAGTCTTACAAACATCTAAATGTGGACGCCCTATAGTTTGTGGTCCTGAAATATATATTACAGTCTCTTTAACACTAAGCCCCTTATCAATAAAAAAATCGTCAAATCCCCAATCAACTACATCATCTCTTAGTAGAGATACTATCAAAAATTGTCTGCTGCCAACCATTAGAACATCCTTGTTTAAGAGGCTAGGTGGCGTATCCCAATTATTTAAATAAGTAGATTGTAACCTATTCTGATCGTAGTCCAAAGAAAGTTTATGAAATAGATCCATTTTCACGTTTTAAAAACCATTTTATAATTAACCCCGTTATATCTATCTGATGCCATTTTATCCAATTACTGTATCGTGTACTATCTATATGATGATTTTCATGCCAACCCTCACCAAAAGTCAGTATTGCATACAACAAGTTATTATTACTTCCACCCCTATGGTTTAGATTATTAATTATAATTCCAGTAGAATACATCACATATAAGTTTCCAAACCCAAACAAAAGACCGGGCAGTATAGGATTGATTAGCAATAGTACTAAATTTATCGCAAGTAAGATTCTAAAATAGTATTTCTGTAGAAATCTTATTTGCCTATCATTAATTAAATCACTGATATATTTTTTAGATAGTTTTGGTTCTTTGTAATACCCAAAAAGTATTTCCCACCAAGCACTATACTTAGGTGAATGAATGTCATTCTCAGTGTCACTATTAGCATGATGATATCTATGTATGCCTACCACAGTAATTGGTTTTCCTAGACCCATGACTGCACCCAACCATAACATTACAGTTCTGGTAATCTTATCAGTCTTAAAGCTTTTGTGAGTGAAATACCTATGCCATCCTGCATACCCCCCCACAATAACAAATAGAATTCCCCAAATTAAAGAATAGTAAACTAAAGACATTACATCATTTGTATAACAGTAATACAAACTGTAGGCAGTAGCTAGATGATACCATCCCCACAGCAGTCTCAGTTTAGTTCCATACATCATTAAATGTTTCCTAATGTTTTTATAAAGCTACCGTCCAAAGGTATTTCAGGTTGCCAAGCATTGTAGTAATAGATGGTTTGATCCACACCCCTGAACTTCACATTATCCACATATTTTATATCAAGGTTCATAAACTGTTTGGTGCGTTTGGGGTTCTTCCATTTATTTATGTCGTTTAGTGTAGTTGCAGAATGCCTTGTGAAAAATATAGTATCTATTTTGTGAGCATGAAATAATCTTTTCAGATACTTTGAATAAGTTTTATTCTCATTATATAAAAACTCACGTGAAAACTTGTTCTCTTTTCTTTTAAGTTTGTACATTCTCGTATACATTCGTATCACGTTTGATGGAAGCTTTTCATATTGAACCGCAAAAAATCCATACACAGGCTCATCTTTATACAACCACAATATGTTAAATTTACGTCCAAATCTTATCAGCCTATCATATGTATAAGGATTGTCTATTAACTTACTAGACTGATGCTGTTCTTGTGACACGTTTTCAACAAACTTTTGTACGTAATAGTTGTTGGGATTGTCTGTTATATACAACTGCCAATCTTGTAATTCTGTTTTCACTCTTGTACGCATTGCTCTCTTTTAACCTTACGCAAATTATCATCAACTTCAATCATATTTACTTGTTTTGTAATAATGTCAAAAGAAAAGGTGTCAGACATTTCCTTCTGTTTCATATCACCCATATAATAAAGCATACATTTTTCACCTATCTTACGACACAGTGCCCTAGAAGCACCTAAGGATAAAGCCACTTTTTCTACTTGTTCAGGATAAACCCTTAACCCACATTCATGCAGCTTGAACATATTTAGCTTGCGCCCTACAAGATTAAAACCTTTAGGCGTCTCTTCAACTAAATCTCCACTTTCCCACCAATCAGTTTGATGCTTCCACTTGACATAAAGTTGCTCATTTTCAATCTTTAAGTCAACATTAGGGTTTACATTTTCCCATGTGTATTGATTATCAGATTCAGTATATGCGATAATAGGGGGAGTCTCAGTGCTACCATAAACACTATATGCACTTTTAGCACCTAACATCTTAATATCAGCTAGTGCTGATACTGGCGTAAAGTCGCTTCCCACAAGAACCTGTTCACAGTTACTGAGATCCAAAGTATCCCATTTAGGATGTCTACTATAAGTGTTATACAGTGAGGGTAGAATAAGGGTATGTGTTGGTTTCACCTCATTCATGCGTTCAATATACTTGTTTATTTTTGTTTCGATGAACAAGTCGCAACCAACATTCATACACGGATACAAGCTCATAGTAGTGAAGGCAATGCCACGTGGACTGTACAAACTCAACATTGTACTATTCGACTTCAAACCAAAAAAGTCAGTATTATAGTCGCTGATTTTAGTGATAGATTCTGCAGTATGATTGACAGGCTTTGGATGCCCCGTAGTGCCACTAGTATTTACAGATACCGACCTGTCTTCAATACAATCTATTAATGCACTTCTAACAAAATCATTATCACTTTCAAGGTATTCAATTCCATCGATATATATCATTTTCTCTCTGCTAATGCTTGCTGTAAAACTTCTTCGTGAGAAGCACCATCGTGTAATCTTTCTTTGGACCAATCATATATATGTGGCAAGTATGCGGCTAATGCTTTACCCTTGTTTCTTATATAATTGAAGTCTACTTCAGCAAGAGATAATAAACTATCATCAGTTTTAAGATGACAAAGATTATCATCCCACCTGTTAAGATAATGCTGCTGTTGCGCCCACTGATAGTCTAAAAATATATTTCTGCCTAAGTATCCACGTGGCGCTCTGTATTCATGCCAATTCTTTTGAACATGATTATTATCAATACCATACTGCCCCCACTTTTTCCACATAGGAGTATCACGTCTCTTGCTTAAAGTAAAGTGGTATGAGATAAAATCGCTAATTTGATTTTCTAGTTTTTGAATCTGTCTACTGTAAGCTTTCTTGGTAGCTTCTGTAACCACACCACCATCATACTTAGTGATAGCCTTATCAAGCATTTCTATACAGCTTTGAGCAACGTATATGGAGTTGGCTTCCATAGGATCAATAAACCCTTGACCCATTCCAACACCAACAACATTCTTAATCCAACCATCTTTGTAATATCCTTGATCCCACTTGAGCATTCTAGGTTCTCTGATAAAATCATACCCATCCCAATATCGTATAAATCTTTCTCTAGCATCATCAGGATCTTCGCTATTTACATCAAAGATATAACCAGACCCCATTCTACTGTATAATGAAATGATGAAGTTCCAACCATTAGCCTGTGCATACGATTGTGTATACGGCTTCATCTCTTTGTAAGGATCATTGTATCTAACAGGAGCAACCCATGCACTTTGACAAGGTAACTGGTCAACTCCAATCCAAGGAGTGTCCATAGTCTTCATAAGAACTCTATTAAATCCCGTACAGTCAACATACAAGTCAGATGAAAAATTACGACCATCTCTAAGGTCTAATGCGACAATATTTCCATCTTCATCCTTACGAATATTTTCCACATGGCCTTCTACCCATTCAACACCAAGAGGCAATGCAACCATATCCCTAATCATTACAGGAAATCTTTCAGCATCTACATGCCAAGCATAGCTTTTCCACTCACCTAAAGATAGATTATCTTCCATGTCATATGGAGATTTATTGTTCATTGCAGGAAAGTATTGTTCTGTGCAGTACTCAGAAACTTCGTGCCATTTATACTTACCTTGTTTTACTAACTGTAACCAATAATCAAAGCTCTTGTGATCTACACCAAACCTGCCATCATTATCATAAAACAAATCTTCTTGTTTAACATCATTATAAAAACTATTTTTAAAAACCTTATCTCTGAAGGTAAAGCTAAAAGAATAGAACTGTTGCTGATCTAATGGAGCAGTCCAATGATCTGTAACGTGCGGTTTAGGATCTTCACTATTCCATCCAACAAAGTGATTTCCTAGTTTGTAAATGCCGTGAGTGTTTTTCATCCACGTTTTTTCATCGATGTCAAGCCAACTCAGCAAATCCCCAAGCTGTGGAATAGTAGATTCACCTACACCCAATATAGGCACGTAAGGCGACTCTATCAAAGTTATTTTTATATTAGGATGTCTTTTTTGTAATAGGGCTGCTGTAAACCAACCTATGACCCCACCACCAAGAATAGTTATAGTTCTTATAGTTTTTTTCATATTTCTAAAAGCCAAGTAATTAAGACAAGTCTTCTACCACGTATTATTTCATCAACACCGTGAAACAAATTATAGCCGTACAATAAAGAGTCGCCACTATAAAGTGGACCGGGCACCATTTTGAATCGCTGGTCATATGAAGATGTACTGTCTCTTGAAAAATAAGCTTCCCCGCCAATTAAATCTGAACTCATATCAATCATAGTTATTATAGATAGGTTAGACTGATCTACGCTATCACGATGTCCTTTACAATAAGAACCTTGCACATAGTCAACAAACTTACTAGAACTTATTTTATATTTTCTATTGGTTACACGCTCACCAACTACCTTAACACTATTTACCATTTCAGATATTAAATCATCATCTTTAGTATAGCATTGCCAAGTCTTCATGACATTATGGTTTTTTTCAATATAGGATTTATTATCCTCAAAATACTCAATAGCATATCTTATAGCAGCGTGATTTAAAACACTGTGAGACATAGCAACAAAAGAAGTATTTTCTACAATCATTTAAATCTTACCTGCGCCATTATTTCAGTCATACATGCTACAGTATTTAGCTCATGATCAGCAACAAACGCATCCTTATATTGATAGTCTGCTAATATAAGAACCAGTTGTGGAATACTCTGAGATTCTACATACTCATTAACACCGTCATACAATGAACGAAAGATTGCATTGGTGTCCATATCCATATTATCAACAACCCAACGGCGCATAGCCTTAAAGTTCTTATCTTTTAGTGCAGATACCAAGTTAGAAACATTGCTATTGCTATCGCTGCTAACCACACTAATGCTACCGTTACCGCCAATCGAATATCTTTGCGCCTCATTAAGAACTCTTCTCCAATCAGGCGCATGTTTCATAACTAATTCAATAGACGCCTTTTTATCAATACTAACATTCTCTTCTGATAGTATATATAAAAATCTTTTATGAAACTGTGCAGCAAGTTGAGCAAGATCTTTCTTAGTTGTATTGAACTCATACACACCACAACGTGAATGTAGCGGTTCAATAATACGGTTCTTGAAGTTGCATGTTAAAATGAACCTACAGTTATTACTGAACTCTTCTATGAATGCACGTAATGCAGGTTGAGTTGATTGTGGATTTAGATAATCAGCCTCATCTAGGATAACAACCTTGTAGCCACCCTGCAGAGAAACTGAGGATGCAAACTGTTTAATCTTTCCACGTAAGGTATCAATATTACCTTCTTCTGAACCATTGATTAAAATATAATCTAGGTCTAGCTCATCACACAAAGCTTTAGCTACAGTAGTCTTACCAAGACCTGCAGTGCCTGTAAACAACATGTTCGGAAGTTCTTTAGTTTCTACTATAGCTTTAAAAGTATCTTTAAGTGATTTCGGTAATACGCAATCATCAATACTGCTTGGGCGATACTTTTCTACCCACAAAAAATCTGTAGTCATCATAGTCCTAACGGATAAACATTATATAAAGGTTAAAGGTAGCCCGAAGGCTACCTCTCTAAGTTTCTGCAGCTTGATCCTGCTGATATGTTTCTGCCATCTGAATAAGTTGTACAGATTGATCACGCAGTTGTCCTAGAGTTGATAGTTCTTCACCCTTGACTGCGCCTCGCTGTACCATAGTGTCAATCACTGCAACAGTAGAACGACACACACGACTTGCCATATCATAGATAGGGGCATGCGAATCATGTGCTAGTTTTACTTCATCTTCTTTTTTAGTCATTTCATTACTCTCCATGTGTTGATGACTTTTCTAATGCAACCCAATACTTCAGGTTACCATCAGAGCTAGTAAACTCTGAAATAAGTTTTGAAGATATCTTTACCTGATAATCTTCAGAGACCATTTTCAGATTGCTGATATTTATAACAAATTTAAATACTTCTTGGTTGTACCCCCCATCCACTATCACAGAATAAGTATTAGCCGTTTTATTCTCAGGATCATTTACAGATAGTCTGATAGCGCCTTCATCAGCTTCAACTACCATCTGTCCATGACCAAAAATACTAGCGGCTCGTTTGATACCATTTAAAGTAGTCTGATCTAAATCAAACCAAACGTCTGCATCTGGCATTGTAATAGGTTTAGTTGGGCTTGTCAACATCTCAGTGTCAGCATAGTAATATTTAATAAGCTCTCTACCCGATTGCCCATTGATATTCATAAAAGTATCTTCAAATCGTACTTTTGGTGTATCAACCAATCCAAGCATGTTAAGGAACTCGCTTAAATCATATATACCGACAACACTATCAAAGGTTTCTTTTACTTGTGCTTCTGCTAAAATATTCTTAGCCTCTGAAATAGTCATGATTTTATTTCCCGGCCTAATAATAATGTTACCATTAATAGCTGAGAAGTTTTTTAACACGTTCACTGTTTCTACACTAATTTCCATTATATATTTCCGTCCTTTTTCCAAACCCATTCAGCACCATAAACACTGAGTGTTGACTGAATGTCATATTGCTCTCTAAAATTAAGAACACTTCTTCCTACATCTTCGTAAAGCCAATCGTGACCCGCAAAGTATCCATTTAATTTAACCTTATTATACCACATCGGTAAACATTCTGCAACATCTTTTTGATTTAAATAATGATCTAAGAATAAAAAATCTATACTGTTATCTTCAAAATAACTTGCTGCGACTGAAACATCTTCTTTGATAAACTTGATTTTATCTTTATGACCTGTTGACATAGCTCTACGACAAGCTACCTCAAAAGATCTTTTTTGCATATCTTCGGAATAGAACGTTTCTTTTTGTTCGAAATGATCTGTATTCGGTAGCCAAAAATCAACACCCCATGCCTCTTTGATGTTTAAACATCTCTGCGTAATAAAAGAGATTGATTTTCCATCATAGACACCTGTCTCCACATACACAGGATCTTTCATCATGTTTATGAGATGTACCATAGCTTGGTTAGCGGTTTTACTATTTTTCCAATGCTTTTCAGTGGGTAAAGCTTCTCTATCTTCAAAACTAATAATATTCATGTTATCTTACTAAAATTTTTCTTTCTAACAACCTCAAGTTTCTTATCGAATCTATTCTCTAACAGTTCTCCTTTATGCGAAATTACAAAAACATTAGTATCATCATCTAAAGAGTATATGATTTTCATTAAATTGTCAACACCATCATGATCCAAAGAGGAATCAAAAGTCTCATCCAATATGAGAAGATTGGTTGACACGCTATTCTTCATCTTCGCTATCATACGCCAAGTAAAGAGTAGTGCAAGATCAATACGCTGTTTCTCTCCCTCAGAAAAAGATTCGTATGAAAAAGTATCTCTGTGTCTAGATTTTATAACTTCGCTAAATGATTCGTCAAGGTGAAAGGACACAAAGAAGTCTAAAACTTTTAGATGCATATTAACCAATTTGTTTATGATCGGTATATATTCTCTTACAATTTTAGTCTTAATTCCACTATCCTTCAGCATCTCTCCAATTATCATATTATAATTAAACTGTTCATTTAAATTCAACTTCATTTCAACTAAAGCCTGACTTGCGGATATCATTTTGTTGAGAGTATTATTAGATTCCTCCAAATCAACACTATCGTTAAGCTTACTTATATCGTCTTGTGTACGGCTTATACTAAGTTGAATTTGATTAATAGAATTATTATTGATTGTTAATTGGGTTTGGTATTCTTTGCACCTATCTATGATTTCGTTGATGGTGGAAAGTGCGGATTGTGCAGTTTGTATTCCATCATTAGCTGTGCTAATTCTCTCCTGAAGTTTTTTTGCTTTGCTTTTACCGTCCAAGATATGGACTGTTTTTGTTTCCTCACTGATGGCCTGATCACAGGTTGGGCACGTGGTATTGTTCTCAAAGAATTGGACATCTTTGACCAACTTTTGGACTTCCGTATTAACTCTAGTTTTTTTTGTTTCAAGCTTTTTGATTTCAGCTTCACATTGTCCTCTTTGCTCGACTGTATTCGGTAGTTCAGATTGAATGGAACTATTAAGCTTTTCGTTCTTTCTATGTAAAGCTTCGATTTCATCCTTTCTATCTGAGATGAATTTGAGTTTCTCTTGCCTTTGACCCTTGTTAATCGCTGCGATGTCTTTAATATATTTTTTCTGTGCATCAATTTTAGTTGTGACGATTCCATGCTGATGTATAGCATCTGTGATTTCATCCTTTAGTAAGCTCTGTTTTTCTTTTAATATGGTATTCATTTTAGAGAACACATTAATGTCCAGAAGATCCTCAATAACCTCTCTGCGATTAGGTGTCGAGAGTTGCATGAAAGGAATGAAAGATGATGATCCTAACACCACAATCTGATGAAAGCTTTTATGGTTAAGCTTTAAGATGTTTTGCTCAAGGATCTTCTGGTACTCTTTGGTGTGCGATGACTGATCTATCATCACCCCACCTTTCCATATTTCAAACTTATTAGGTTTTATACCTCTTATTATTTTAAAGTTTTGACCTAAAGCCTCGAATTCAACTTCAACACAACAGTCTTTATTGTTTACTGAATTTACAAGTTGTGGCTTTGTTATCTTTCTATGTGCTTTCCCAAACAAAGAAAAGGATAATGCATCAAGTATCGTGGATTTACCAGACCCATTCTGACCCACAATTAAGGTATGCTTATCTTCAACAAGATTAATAGAGCACCAGTTGTTGCCTGTGCTTAAAAAGTTTTTCCATCTCAAAGATTTGAATATAATCATACTAAGCTATTTCTAAGGTTTGCGCTTCTACCATTAAGTCAGACATTTGTTTTTTGATTCGTGCTTTATCTAAATCAGTGTCTACTGCATCTATATAATTATACAACAACTCAGAAGTATCGTCAATAGATATTTTTTCAACGTCAACGTTTTTACCCAAGAACTCATCAAAATTCTCAGCGATCTTTAAGTCCACTACGCTTCTACTGTGTATGTTATCTATGAATTTATCGAA